AGAAAATATGCATAGTCATTCTGATGTGCTGTTAAGTTCTTATTCAATTCGACCCCACTTAATTTTTAACCATATTCGTTCGTGTGCATAATGTATCGCAGTTAGTATCACATGAATTATTATTGCATTGCTTAATCCGGTCCATAGAGCCGTAATCAGCAATGCAATAATTCTATAAGTTACTGCTCTGACTACAGTTCTTTTATGGAGTTCAGTCATTATTTGCTTTGTGCTGGGAGTATGTAATCGTATACCGCAGTTCCACTATCCACACTGATCTGCATGGCACCAGCATCTGCAATACGCATGGTCAATTCACCAGCGAGACTCAAAATGCTTTGTACTTGTTGCACAGGCCATGACCATGTTTGTTTCAGCTTTTTGCCAACATTGGATTCAAACACAAATTCTCCAGCGTGTGTGCTTGCATCACCAAAACTAAACACTAGATTGTTGTCTTCTGTTTTGACTTGGAACACAGTTTCTTCCGTATGTGCCGCCGCTTGAAAGCGCAGTCTTTGAATGGCTGCCACAGTGGGTTGAAATTCGACATCCCAAGTGGTGCCTTTGAACTTAACAGTTTTCATTTTGTCGTTGATCACTTGCTGATTCATAAAGCGATAGTTGTTTTCATAGTCTCCAATGGCATTTTCAAAATGCAAGCCTGTAGGAACATCTTCACCGTTAATTTGTTGCGTAACAATACTGATGCCAGCACCTTCTTTGTATTCAGGGCATTTCAAATGCAAATCTAATTTGTTGAGATTCGGCATACCAAATGTGCCTTCGAGATTGTCCACTGGCGTGTGCGTAGTTGCGTTCAAGATTACTGAACGATCTTCTGCAATCGATTCAACCTTGACGTCTTTGCTGGTTGCACTGACTTTTACCAGAGGTAAAAATCCCAAGCTGTGTGTATGTGCTACTAGGTCTTGTAAAAAGTCTTTCATATGATTCTCCATGTTGTGTTATTATATAGGTTTTTATTGACTAGGTCAATATTTTTCTTATCTTTTTGTTGTATTTTATTGCCGATTCTACCAATGTGTGTGACACAGTGGATCGATCAGCAAAATGAACAAATGCTTCTGTGTCTTTCGGAAAGCAATTTCCTCCAAATCCACGACTTCCGTCCGGGCCCGGTACTTGCATATGACTCATTCCAATTCTGTCGTCTAATTTAAGTAAACTGATTACAGTATCAAAATTAACATTATTGGCTTGGCACATGTCAAACAACTGATTAAAAAATGTTACCTTGACACTTAAGAATGTGTTGGTAGCATATTTTAACATACTGGCTTCTGCAATGGTACAATAGAATATAGTTTTGAGTTTAGGCAATGCAAGCCTAAACAAGGTACTCCATATTTCAAATGGATCGTGTCCACCTAAAATCATGTTTTCTTGATTTAAAAAATCCGTGTCAGCGGTGGCCGCACGTAGAAATTCTGGACTGTAACAAATGCTATGGTGCGGATACAGTTTTAAAATCTTTTCTAGATAGTCGGGTGGAATGGTTGATTTAATCAGCACAGGTAACTGTACAGGCACAGTATCCATTACACTTGTGACCTGCCCAATGTCACAATCGCCAAATTGATTCCTGGGAGTTCCAACGCAAATAATAACACCTTCTGCATAATTGTAATCAGAAACTACGTTATAGTTAATTTTTGGATCAACTATGTGTATGATATTTTTATCTTCTATGGCCCGACCAACTGCCTTGCCAACGAATCCATATCCTGCAATTATAATTTCCATATTAAAACTCGAACAAACTGTTGAATGTGTTCTTTTCTTCCGTGCTGTCGATATCCCATTTTAGCACACCGATCAAGTTGTCTAATTTCTTATCGATAATGGTAGCTTCCATTTCAGCATGGTCAAACGGCAGGTCCTTGAACCATTGTGGCAATCGTAGTTCGTCTACCGGATATGCTACACTGGTAAAGCCTAGCGGGTTGGGTTTGAGTTTACACACAATCACTTTAGCACCGTCAGTGATAGCCATGCTGTACTTGTCATCGTACATGCGCTTGAGCATGTTCCAGTTGATACTGGCACGAACATGCCCCGGCATATTGGTCTTGCCCTGTTTCTTTTCTTTGGCACCGTATTCGGTAATATTGTTGGCACGTTTAGGACTGCCTTTTTCCCATCCAGGACGAGCTTTGAATTTGATACGGAACTCACTGATAGCATCTAAAACTTCTTGCTCAGGCTTACCCATCAGTACCATTTCAAGTACATCACTCAAAAAGTTCTGAATAAATTCCGGAGTATCACTGCGTTTGAGATCCAGCCCCATGGCCTTGATCTTGCCAGCCTTGCCGTCTATGTCTGCTCGTTTACCTTCTTTGTCATAGTACAATACAGCATAACGCTTTTTGGTAATGAACAAACTTTTACTAGCAACAATTTCACGACCTGCTTTTATAACTTCGCCGCGTGTTTTAGGCACATGAAATGCATCCAGCATGAATTGAGGAAATGTTGTGTTGACTTCTTCTCCGATTTGATCATACAGTTGTATAACAGTTTCTTTGGTCCACGGAATAAGTCCCGCATCGATATCTTTTTTCAGTGTGCTGTAAGCTGAAAAATAACAACTGTCAGTATCGCCATAGATAACTGCTTTGCCCACGTGATTGTAGTCTCCTGTAATGATCTCATTCACTTTGGACGCCATATGTTTTGCGATCTGGCGACCGACCAGCGTTGTTGATTGTCCAATTCGTTTATCAAAGAATCTGCAACCGCTATTAAGAATAGCACCATACAAGCTATTAAGGTTAATTTTCTTAACAAGCTGTCGCTTATCCCAGTATTCTTCTTCGATTTTGTTTCCTGCATTGATAGACTCCTTTAGTTTGGCCTGCATCTCTTTGCGTTCTGCATACCAGCGTTTAAGTAGCCCCGGAATCACACCTTCATTTTCGTGGCTGAAGATAGTGCCATTTGCCGAAAGCATCCAGGGCTGGTTACTTTCGAAAATTAATCTATACACTTCTGCGGCACTGAGTACATCAACGTCGCCATTTTCCCAATCGATAGTGATGTCCGTACCTATCTCTTGGCTCATAACTGCTTCGTATTCATGAGTGCCAAATTTACCTTCCCAAGCGGCTGCAAACGATTTGTTCTTGGCCATCTGTGTTTCAATAAATTCTTCGGTCATTGTTTGACGCAACTGCCCAACAATGGTTTCTGGACCCATGTTGAGCGCACGAATCGCACTGGGATATAGACTGTTGATATCCAAGCTACCAACCCAGTCTTGAATTCCTTCTTTGGGATGAGCAACATAGGCACCAGCCGCACCTTCGAGATCTTCACGTTCACTCATCTTGACACGATTAGGAACCTGCATGCTTCTGCGATGGCATTCGTTTATAATAGCCTGTTCAGTAACAGCCACAGCACCCATCGTGGTTTGTAACAGCACAGTATTTTCATGTGCCAGTGTGTTGGCTAGATCCATGAATTTTAATTTCTTGTCTAAGTCGTCCAACAGTTTGCAGTCATTGATGTTGTATTCAACAAATGTTCGAAAGTCATTGTTGTACAGTTGGTCCAAGGTGCCTTCGTATTGGGTTTTGCGCTGGCCCAGCTCGTATTCAGCAATGGCATCCAGCCTATACGTGTGGCGTTCTTCGTAGGTGTACTTGCGATACAGTTCAAGATAATCCAAGTGTACACGACCAATATAGTCATAGGTTACACTGTTACGGCCAAATTTTTCGTATTCTCTACGTTTAGGAAATTGATCAAACAGACAAAATCGTCTGGTATCTTCTTTGCTCAAGGCTTTGATCACGCGATTGGTAGTGTATGGAATATCAAACCCTTCGCTGTTCCATCCACTGATAACGTCCACATCCTTGATCAGATCTAAAAACATATCCAACAAGTCTGCTTCGTTATCAAACAAATATGTGTTGGGAAAGTCTTTGACCATTTCCTTGGCTGCATCCATTTCTAGACCTTTAGGAGGAATGGCCAAACATACCATTGTTTCCATCCACTGCAAGTACACAGCAATAGCAGTGATTGGCATGAACGCATCGTCGGGACTTGCATAACCACGTTCTGGATCGAAGTCTACCTCGATGTCGAAAAATGCCACATTCAGTTTGGGAGGATCCTGATTGAGATAGTGTTCACTCAGTGTGGAAAATATGGGATTGATATCACTCTCGTACAGTTCCTTGCCACTGTTAATGGCTTGTTCTTTACGGAGTTCTTTGGTATTCTTACAGACAATCTTGGTGAGTTGATCGCCGTAGATTGATTGATATTTGCCGCGAGGGTCTTTTACGTAAAATGTGTGTTTGACAGGTATGTCACGAAACTCACGTTCACCTTTCTTGTTGCGTTCGACAATCTTGATAACATCGTTATCACGGTCAAACCATGCATCTACATAGCTCATTAGTTCTCCATATGCAATTTACGGCTTGCAAATACCTTCATGCGGTTTATGGCCCGCCGACCTTTCTCTTTAGTATTTATTAGATACGTTTTGTGATATCTAAAATTGCTTCAATTTCAGCCCAATCTTCATTGTGACTCTGCCAATCGCCTTTGTGTGCAATCTTGATAGCTCGATTGATAACGCTGGGTTTGATCTGCAATTCTTCTGCAACTGCCTTGACTGTTTCTTTCAAGCCTTCTGAAAGGTCCTCTACTTCGCGAAGTACTGTTGAGCCTTCTGCGATGAGTCTTTCCAATTTTGCCTTTTCTTCTGCACCGTATGAACGTCCTGACATAAATTATCTCCTATATTGCCTATTATACACTACTTATCGTGCAAATGCAACAGGTAAAAAATTTTTATTATTCCAATTATTTTTTATTTGGAACGCAATTGGGAACAGTACGGCTGCCTTTGTTTTTGGTACCTACTGGCTTGTAACCAGTCCAGCAAGGATTGCTGTTTTTTAAAGTTTTCTTTGCACCCATTTTTTCACCCAGGCCAAGATGCCCACCATCCGGTGCGTTACTTTGCATGCCAGGACTGCCGGGCCCTGGTTTGAAACCCATGCTGTGTCCCGAGATTTCATTTTCTTTTAATTGCTTGATCAGCTTGGAAGCACGGTGTACCAAGCTGACAAATTCAGATTCGTCTAAAATCTTCTTGGCTTCGATCCAATTGGGGAATCCTTGTTTGGTTGCTAGGTAGTTGAGTACAGTTTCGTTTAGTGGTAATTCTTGAGTGCCAGTTGTTTGTAGTCTTTGTTGTTTGGCTCGGCGTTGTTCTTTCTTCCACCAATTGTCAAAATGTCCGATCCATTTCCTTGTAGGGGTACTTTCAACCCAGTCAAACCATTCAACCGCACTACTTAAAATTTTATCACGTCTTTCGTGTGCTGTTTTGGGATTGTTAATATGACCTAATGTTTGTATTAATGCATACATCTGTGACCTGTACACGGTAATACCTTCACCATTTATATGAATATCTACTCTAGGTAAATGATTTTTTAACCCTCTTCTAATTATAAGAAAGTTTGAGTCAATTTCGTTACGTTTTTGATTTTGAGGATCAGTATCTTGTGCAGGTTGTTGTATATCTTGTGCAGGTTGCTGTGCTGGTTGGGGTTGGTCCACTGGCAACTGTTGATCATTGGCGTCTTGGTTGTAGTGATTCTCAGCTTGCATAGCGGGTTCCTCGAGAGAACCAAAGTTTTTATCAACACTAGCGAACGGGTCAATCTTCTTAGTAGCTTTAGGGATTGGTTCGCCTAGTCGTTTATATAATGCAGAAGCAATCTCTGCAGGATTAGGTTTTGGCAAATCTTTGGGAGTAGACGATGCCTTCGAATTTCTGCCAGCACTTTGTACTCCTTTTGGAGTAGATTTCCTTTTTAAATCCAAATTAAGTTGATTTGGATCTTTAACCGGCTTGTCTGGAACTAGGTTAGGATTGTCAGGTTTTGCCATGTTCCTAATAGTATTAGCTGTATGTGCAAAAGTATCAAAAGGAAAACCAGGATTGGCTGATGTATCTGCAGGTGCAGTTTGTGCAACCGGAGTTCTAACCATGTTATCAATTGCGGCACCAGCGGGTTTGGTATTGACTTTAGGCGTAGGTGTTTTAATTCTAGCCATTTTATCAATGGCGGCTCCTGCATCTTTAGTACTAGCTTTTTTAACAGTAGGGGTTTGATTAGTAGACTTTTTAATCTCGGGTTCTTTAATTTTATCTGCGGCTTTAGTTTTAGAAGTTTTTTCTTGATGACCGCTATCTTGCCCTACTTGTGCTTTTGCATGATCTACATCTTTTTCAATTTCTTGGGCAGCCTGTGCAGTAGCCACATCCTGATCGTTGATTTCGCCTGCGGCAACTTTGGCATTTAATTCTCTAAATCGAGTTTCGGCTGCACTCAGTATATCAGTTAGTTCATCTTCTCGCTCTTGCTGACGTGTTATTTGATCTTGGGCTTTTTCTAAATTAGTAGCAACACGATCACTGTTTATGATCAATGCTTCAAAATCATCGTCTGCACCAGCTGCCTGAGTTCTAGCTTTTGCTAATGCACCTTTGACATTGGGATTATCACCTTTGTACACAAAGTTACTTTCATCGTCCGGACGTTCTTTAAACTCTCTCATCAATACACGTTCAGCAATAGTTTGACTATATTGCCGTAATAACTGTTTCTTTTCAGCCATTTTTTCTGTATGTTCAACTTCTACTTCTTTAAAGAACTTTCGAACACTAGTTTTGATAGGACTTTTAATAATTGGTTGTTGAGGTTGAGACTCTTGATAGTGTT